GAAGAAGGTCAAGACCTATATCGAGAATACGATCCGGACTGTTGTCGCCGCGGAGCGTCCCGACGGCTCGACCGACGATCCTACGATGGAGAATATCCGCGACAGGATCCTGCTCAACATCAGTGCGGGTAAGATGGAGTTGCGCAAGAGCATTCACAAGGCTCAGCGCAAGATTGAACGGGCTCAACGTATGTTCGAGCGCTTCAAGCTAAAGAAGGAGGGGCCCGACATCATCGGAGACGCACTCCTTATGGAGAAGAAGCGCTGGGAGGATGAGCTGCAAAACTTCCAGAATGCACTTGAGCTCGCCGAAGAAGCGGAGAAGGTATTTCAGTCATACGATTATGAGGCAGGACCCGGACCGGAGGGACAGTACGGCCCGGGCCCTACCATGCGCCGAAGCGCATTCGTTATGCCTGGTCGCCTGACGTTTTTTGATCCGGCGGGATAGTGACAGTCGGAACGCTAACCGTTGTCTGCGGGGTCGTGACTGTGGTCTTGTCCTGATGGATATCCACGCTCACGTTCCCTGCACCCGCTGATCCCGATACGCTGAGCTTATAGGTCACGACCATCGAACCGATGACGACCACAGCAAGAACGATCAGCAGTCCGATGATTGCGTGATCCCGAAGCTCGAGGTTCTTCTCGATACTCGCAAAGCACAGACTCAGGCTGTTATGCGGACACCACTTCTCGGGAGGCTCGAGCAGAGAGAGCTGCCAGATGAGCATGGCGGTTGTGGTGAACGCCATCAGGTAGAAGAACAGGTTTCGCCAGAAACCCAGTCCTGTCTTGAATAGTGATGTTATCTTGCTGAGGTCGTCCATCTCAGTCCTCCTTGTTATGCACAGGAGCTGTCGGTCCTCCCGTCAGGAAGTTGCGCCGGTTCGTACCATCACAGGGAAGTCCTGCTCCCGCGGGCCATACGACGCCGACAAGTTCGTCCTTCGGATACCACGCCTCCTTGACAGAGTCCGAGGTATTGCCCGCGATCCCGTAGATATGAGACTCGTTCTCACCGACATAGTAGAAGACGTGACCACCGCCGACGCGTCGCTTCGTGCAGATCGCACCAGGACGATACTCGGACGGCTTGAGCTCGATGCCATATCCCGGCGAATAGGCAAGTGCTCGCATCCAGAACTTCGGCCACGTCAGCCTCGTACCATACTTCTCATTGCATTCCTCGAGAGTGCCGGCAATGAAGGTTCCACACCAGGCGGACTCGTCATCCTTATACCAGGCTCCAAGCTTCTGAAGCCAGTGCGCGATAAAAGGCGCCGTCTGTGGCCCCTTGATTTCTCGTTGACCCTGGTAGGAATAGGCGATAACTAGCCAGGGCGGTGAGTCTGCAGGAATTGTCATAGAAGCCTCCTTTAACCGACGTTCGGGGTAACTACTTGCCTTCGCCTAGCGGATGTGGGAACATAGCTGATCGAGCGAAGAACTTCCATAGTCAGGGTGGATACTCGGGCAGGCCCCGCTGCGGGACCCGAGTGCAGCACCTCGACGCGAACAGTAGATACCCTTGCGGGGCCGGCAGCAGGTCCCGAATGAAGAACCTGTGTGGCAAGAGTACTGACGCGATACTCATTAGCCATTATACGGAGACCTTCACCCCGGCCTTAAGGGCGTTGACCTTGGTACCGTTCCAGGCCGACCCGTCAGGTGCAGTTAAGAATATGGTATTTTGGAAACCATACGCGGATAGAAGTGCCTTGTCTCCGCTGGTTGCGGTTGTGGTTCCATCGCTGATCGCATGTTTGATGGCTCGAGTGGCTGCGTCAGTCTTCTCAGAGTTGGTGACGATCTGAACTGCATACACGTTGAGCGGGGTAGTGCTGAGATCGGTGCACTCGAACAGCGATTGATCGCCGACTGAGCTAGCAGAGATATAATCAGTATCACCATTAGCCTGAGTCTCATCGATACAGGCCCATCCCGAGGTGCCCGTGCTGGGAGTCCAGACACCGCCGGAAACATCGGAGTTAGGAATTAGAGACTCGATGCGGGAAGGTCCTAGACGAGTAAGATCGTCACGGACATAGACGTCATCGAAGTAGCTCTGACCGCCAGCATTATTCTCACAGAAGTTAATGCTGTCTATTGAGGTGGTGCCCGTATTCTGGGCGGTGAGGCTTAGCTGACTAAGTCCGTCCACGTTAAGGTCCACCGTTCCCACAGTCGCGCTAATGGTAAGGGACAGCTCGATATAGATCCAGGTGTTGGACGGTGCTACTCCTGCCGGACTTGTCCCGAGGACTGTACCACTACGACTGCCCCGACGTACCTCGAGCGCACCCGTGGCGGTGGAGTTGATAGCAATACAGTTCGTGGATGTTCCGTTGCGGAGCTCTATGATATTCCATGAGGTACCACCGGCCTTGAAGGCAAACCCGACGGTCAACGTGGAAAGAGCGGTTCCCCAGAAGGTCTTCACGGTGTCCTCGTTACCGCCACCTCCGTTGATGTTGAGACACTGGCCACCGAACCTGCCTGTGGTTATCAGGTCTTGGGGCGAATAACCCATGACGTAGCCGTTACCCGCCAGTCCCAGGTTGGCGCCGCTACCGTTATAGAGCTCGAAGCCTTCCATGAAAATAACCGATGACATCACATAGTCCCTCGAAGTGAGATAGCAAGATTGGCGATGGAAGCATCCGGCGTTGCGGGTGCAACAATACTCAGGAGATCCCCGGCTGCAAAGACTACGGTGGTTCCTCCCGTGGTCGTCAGAGTAACAACGCCCGAAGTGCTAATGCTGATCGTTCCCACAGTAGTGCCGTTCTTCGTTACCGACAAAGCAAACGTAGCGGCTGGGTTACTGCCGACCTTTACCACAGAGCCGGCGAGATTGGCGGCCAGGGTGAAGGCATCCGTCGCCGGATGGAGCAAGAGTACCTCATTAGCACTCGGTGAAGTTGTGGCGAATGCACCCACTCGATAGTACGGAGTGAGGGTGATGTTAGCCTGACCTCCGCCCGGGTTAGTCACAGTGATACCCGTACCCGAGAAGTTGAGCTTGCTGGCTCCAGTCACGACTGCTGAGCCATTCAGATCAACCTCGACGCCTCCATTACTCGAGCTTGTGGTTAAGTCAAGAGGTCCAGCGGGTGAACTGGGTCCTGCGAAGTTGTATGCCTCGACCCAATAGCGCCAAGTTTGTGAGGTGCCCAAGCCCGAGTGCGTCCAGTTCAAGCCAGATGCCGTGCCGAGTAACGTCGCACTGCTGATCGTGCCGCTGGCGCCGAGCTTGCCATAGATATAATAGCCATCGGGACGAGGGCCAGAGGATGGAGCAGTCCAAGACAGGTTATTTGCCAGTATCGCACCGGCGCCCGTGAGCCCGGTGGGAGCGTTCGGCGCAGTGCTGCTCAGCGCACCGCTGTTTACTACGCTGCTCGTCGCCCAGGAGCTCGGGTTCGCGTCATTTGCACTCGACACGGCGCGCACTCGAGCCTGGTAGTTCGTGCTGGCTAGCGCAGGCGCAAAGGTGGTGTTGACCGCGCCCGACCCCACGTTAGGCAACGTTTGCCAGGTCGTACCCCCATCAGTGGTATATGCGGCCTCATAATGATCGAGGTAAGGACCCGCTGACGCTGTCCATGCCAGCTGACCCGTTATGATGTTCGTGCCATCAGCCTGCTGGGCGCTGGAGAAGGTGAGCACCGGCGACGTGGGTGCTGCAATGGCGAAGCCTGCTCCCGAGGGCGTATAGCTGTATTCAACGCAGGCTGCCAGGTCCTGAAGACCATTACCCCAAATGTTGAAGCTCTGGAACTTGAACTTAAGAGGAGTACCGACATATGCCTTCGGAAGATCGAACTCGAAGATATTCTCATCGAGCCTTGCGAACTTCACACCGCTCAAGTGAGAAGATCCTGTCGTCTGATACAGACCTCGATACAGACTCGCCAGAGTGTACCGGTTCGTGGCAGTCAAGGTCGCTGTCGCGAAACTCAAGAACTCAAGAGTACCGCCCGCATCCTGAATGACGCACAGGGTTGTTCCATTGGCAGCCTCGGTTGAGGTAACAGACTGAAGATCGCCGTTCGACATGGAGAGATCCACGCCTACGGTGTGAGTCGAGTCGGGATTGGCCCCTGAGTATGATGCGAGCGAGGTTGTCAGCTTACCCTGACGAGCAGCGGTCAGGATTTGCCCCACCTGCTGATACGTTGCACCGCCGTCGGCAGACACGAAGACATTAGCGCCGCCCCAGTTGGGATCGACCGTCGTATTGTTACCTCCTGACACCGCAGCCCAAACCTGGGCTGCACCCGATGACAGATTAGCTGGCGGCTCAAAGAGGATCGGCGTATTGATCGGCCCCGCGGCTACACCGGTGTTGGGAACATAGCCTCCACTCGATTGTGGGATCATTCCCGCGGTGACGGATACGGAAGGCTGAAGCTCACTGACCTCCAGCTCAAATGAGCTATCATCCTGCTCGGTGATCTTCCGAACCTCGCACAGGATTGTTCCCAGTTGGGGATCGGTGATCTCCACAATGTCCATTGCTTCGAGCAGGCTGTACTCGACACCAACGGTAACGGTGAAGGTATTGCGGATATATGCACCGCGCTTACCATACAACGTCACACAGACACCGGCCATCGTCAGATCAGTTATCTCATCGGCGCTGAAGTCGGTATCCTGAAGCAGCCCGTATTGATCGATCAGGCCTTGATCTTTCCAGGGCGCCGGCGTCTTATTATACTGGTGATCTCGATCAGCGATGATGAACCGGACTGAGTTCTTGCAATCCTCCGGAGCTGTGCGAGACAGCTTTACCGGATCTTCATTATCCGAGATATAGTCATCATCAGTCAGGGTGTAGACGGGCGTGATGTCGGGATTATAGGTGACCCCATGTGCGGTTAATACACCATAGGCCTGAGGAACGAACTTCAGGGTATATCCCGTCCACACCAATGCGGTGTTGGTGATCTTCATCCATCGGTCGATAATTCCGCTGGCGCTCTCGGGCTCAGACAAAACGGGAGACAACCCCCATCCCATCGCTCGGCAATAAGTCTGATAGGTTCGATCGCCCACTCCCGTTGCTGCAGCAGTGGACAGCAACGTATCGGTCGAGATTGACTGACCGGGAAACAGAACCCCGTAATTAACGTTGGTCAAGAAATCCTGGACGATGAGCGCACAGTCCGCGTCATAGGCGTTTGAGTATCCGGTGCCGTAAAGTTGTGACGCCACCTCGTAGCTGAATTGAGGAAGCGAGGCACTGTCGCCAAGATCGAAGTTCGCTGCCGCGACATACGCGACACCTCGATAGGCCAACGCTGCGCTAGGATGGGCAGTCGACAGGTAGCCCCAGGGAGCCTGCGTATAGGAACCATCGAAGAGGGTGATCCCGAGACTCGAGAGAGTGCCCGAGGTATCTTGATCCTTCCACACTCGCCCGATGCTGTCTATCGGTCCCTCGCACAGGGCCATCTGGAATGACGCTGAGTAAGTGTAGGAGGTGACCTTGCCGCCACCCTTACCCGCCTTCTGCTTATGCTTGTGAGAAGCAAAGTCGCCATACCAGATGACGTTCGGCGCAAAACGGTTCTGACCCCACGCAATGGTGAGGCCCACGTCCTGAGACGAAGTCTGTATCTGAACGCCGCTGTAAGCGGGCTTAGTCGACTGTCGCTTGCCGAAGAAGAAACTCATTGGCTGATCCTCGGAACATAACGTCGCATTGGTCGAACCGACATGGGTGTGTTAATCAGGGATACCTCCTCAACCATTTCGGAGGGCAAGTAAGAATGAACAATGTTCGGCCAGTCGGTAACGATTGCGCCGTGACTGTAGACTCGACCGACGCGGAACATGAGGACATCGCCGGGGTTGGCCCTGAAGTCTTTTCGATCTGCTAGTGGAAGGTCATTATCTCCTTCAGCGCGGTCCATATACTTCTCGACCAGTTGAAGGTACAGATCGACATCGCGGTGAAGGTGCCAATCCGACGTGTAGTAGCCCGGATCGAAGTCTTCCATATATCCCGCGGCGGCGAAGCAAGCAACCAGCAGCTGACCACAGTCGACGCCCGCTCCCTTCACCCTAGCCATGTGGTGATAAGGGGTGCCCTTCCAGCTTCGGGCTTCTTCGATCAAGGCGTCTACGTCGAAGCTCACAGTGCAGTCTCCACAGCAGGCACGTTGGGGAAGCCCTGATAGTTGGCTTGATTGCTGAACTCACCACACCTCGCATAAGTCCGAGTGCATCCCGGATAGGCATTGAAGTGAGCACCCGCTAGCGGCGTCTCCTCAAGCGGCGATGCGAGATACAGTACACCCGCACCGATGCGATCAATGGTTCGGACCATCGTAACACCGCCGGCATCCTCGATCTCAATAGTACCGAGGGCGAAGCCCGCAGCAGCGCCCGCCCAATAGATCGTATCGATGGTCGATCCTGCGCCGACAATGCCGGCAGTCTGGAAGGCAAGCTTGTTAAGGCTGCAACCGGGATCGAACAGCGTATGCAGACAGTTAGCCTGCATCAGCTTACGGGGCATCGGCATATCAAGGAGCGATAGATCCGACTTCACCTTCAGCTGTGCATTGGATCGGCTCAACCTGTCCACCGCACTCACCTTGCCGACGAACATCGGAATGCCGCCGACCCAGTTGCTCTGCCAGTTCGCGCGGAAGTAGCGGTCCCGTCGGACAGTAGCACCATCAAATCGTCCAAGCCTGACTGCTTGCGAGAAGGGCAGGCCAGGAATATAGGTTAGTGTTTGGGGAAAGGCCAGGCTCAAGTTTTGCTCGTCAACTTCAACGCCTACACCCATCTCCGTCTTGATACCGGAAACCTGCACCAGACGCGAGGTGAAAGTCACCGGGCCTGATGCGCCGTCGACTGGCACTTGGATATTCACGTCCTTCTGTGCGGTGCTGTATCGCCGGACTGACTGATCCTTGCAGATGAAGGTATAGGCGTCAACGTAGATAAACTCCCTTGTTGCCAAGAGAGCCTTCA